AGCCAGCGACACAAGTCAATGTGGGTTTTAACGATGGTTGTTTTATTGATACAAACACAATGCAGAATCTATTTGACTCAATCAGAACCATATCTTCATTTTGTCCTAAAACATGGACCGAATATGAAATTATTGGAAATATTTATGCGAATCCTGAATTAGCATGACATTTATCATGTATTTTCTTAATAACATAAACGAACTTTGAATTATGAAATTAAAATATTAAAACGATGGCAAATGAATTAACCTTAAAGTGGGGTACGTTAAAGCGTTGGGATTTTACCGATTCTGAAAGAGGCGAGGAATTACTAAAAGAATATTGTAAAATTGGTTCATCCATGAGCGCAATGACACAAAGCGACACACCGAGGCAAAAAGAGATTATTTGTGAATTAATTGATCTTTGTGATGAAAACACAATATACTTAGATTGGGACGGAGAATATGTTTCAAGAGAAAAGGCTAAAGAATATGTAATGAATTACAGAAGATAAATTAATAGTGGAGAAATCGCAGGTACATATTACGGTCTAAAATGCAAATCCCTTCCAAAAGGATAGCGACACCACCGAGGGCAGACACAATCAGGATTCGTTTGTACCCGAGAGTAATATCGGTTAGTAATGTGCCACTATTTAAAATATAATTATGACAGCAGAAG